AAGCAGCGGCAGAAAAAGCTGAAGCTGAGAAAGCAGCGGCAGAAAAAGCTGAAGCTGAGAAAGCAGCGGCAGAAAAAGCTGAAGCTGAGAAAGCAGCGGCAGAAAAAGCTGAAGCTGATAAGAAATAGTTATGGCAATGACAGAGAATTTAGAGGTTTTTTTTAATACCAATGAATTCGCTATTACTGCTTTATATAACGGTGCAACGTCAGTAAATGTAATTTATGACCATGAATACACTGAGCAGTTTGGCGCTGCTGGCACAAATCCTTTTATAACGGCTAATGCCGCGGATTTTGCCAGCGCTGCCAAAGGTCAGTCAATAGTTCTGGATTCAACCAGTTACACCATAAAGACTATTGAGCGTGACGGGACTGGCTTAGTGCGGTTGGAATTAACAAAGGCATAACGTGGCTAATCATTTAAGGCGGCAAATCAGGGAAGCTTTGGCGACAGTGGTGACTGGTTTGTCGACTACTGGCGCACGGGTGTATCAGTCCCGCGTTGTGCAACTGGAAGCAAATGAATTGCCAGGCTTAAAAGTTTTTACTGGAAGCGAGGCTGTTGAAGTAATTGATATTGGCTCAAATCCTCTGCAAGAGCGCAATTTGACCGTGACAGTTACGGCAATAGCAAAGGCCGTAAGCGATCTTGATGATACTTTGGATCAAATTATCAAGGAAGTTGAGATTGCGGTTGCGTCCAATAACACGCTTAGTGGGCTAGTAAAAGATGTTGTATTTACAGGGTCTGATGTTGATATGAACGCCGATGCTGAAATGCCAACCGGGCAAGCAGTTTTAACTTTTAACGCAAATTATTACACACGTGCGCAAGCACCTGATGTTTCACTTTAAGGAGCTATAACATGGCTGTTTCAAAATGGAGTAACGTGGCGGTCGCGGTTCAGTCTGCAATTGCTTCAGCAAAAACAATTACTGCAATCACTAAGGCCAGTGAAGGTGTTGTTACATCAGCTTCACATGGCTACACAGATGGCGATTATGTGCTCTTGACAGTTCAAGGCATGTATCAGCTAGATGGCGTTGTTGCCAGAGTAAGTGGTGTCACTACAGATACTTTTAAGGTTGAAGGTATCGATACAACACTGTACGAAACATTTACCAGTGGCACTGCTCAAGAAATCACCTTCGGTACCAGTCTGACTTCTGCCACAAGCATCAACGCAAGTGGTGGTGACTTCGACTTTATCGACACGACTACCATTCACGACAACGTGAAGAAACAGATTCCTGGTCTGCCATCACCTGGCACATTCACAATGGATCTGTTCTGGGATCTTGCTGATGCCGCTCTGATCGCTTTGAAAGCGGCATCAGATAACCAGCTGCAGCGTGCTGTGCGCTTTACATTTGCCAACGGCCAGAAGGTTGTATTTATCGGTTACGTTGGTGCGTCCGGCTTACCTACAGGCGGCGCACAGGAAGTTGTTAAAACCAGCGTGGTAATCACCATGTTCGGTAAACCACAAGTGTACGCAAGCTAATCATGGCTGTATTAAACAGATCTGCAATTCCTGCGCCCATCCTTCCTAAAGAAACGGTTGAAGTACCGTCTCTGAATGGAGATGTGGTAGTGCAAGGGTTAATGCTTAAGGACCGCATGGAACTCCTGTTTTCTGAATCAGAAACAGGCCGCATTAATCTTTCTTTAATGTTGAGCATGACCGTTGTTGATGATAAGGGTGATCCGATTTTCACCGAGCAACAGTGGGAGTTATTTGGCGCTACAAATTTTACTGAATCTTTAGTTTTATTCAAGGTGGCAAAGCGCTTATCAGGACTTGATGCTGAGGTATCAGAAAAAAAGTAAACGAGCGGCCCGCGTTACAGTTTGCATTGTTTCTGGCTAGGTCATTAGGTAGAACGCTGCATGAGCTGGCCCATACGATGACCGCTGAAGAGTTTGGATTGTGGCAATACGAGTATTCAACCAGACCGTGGGGTGATATTCGCAATGACATGATGGGTAGCATCATTGCAAGCACAGTAGCAAATGTAAATCGTAGACCAGAAGCAGAGCCTTTCAATGCTTATGATTTTCTTCCGAAGTATGGAAAGAAAGTACAAAAAGAACAGACGCAAGTTGATGATCAGCCTGCTGAATTTTTTAAACAATTTTAGGCAGTCACATGGCAAATCAAAAAGCTGAAATAATTATCAGTGCTAAAGACCAGACTAAGATTGCATTTGCATCTGTTAAAAATAGTCTAGGCGGCATTGGCGGTATAGCAAGCGGCTTGAATGGCTCGCTCGGCGTATTAGCCCCTTTACTTGGCGCAGCATCATTTACTTCATTTCTGAAAAGCGGCATTGATACACTTGATATGCTTGGCGACCTCAGTGATCGAACCGGGGTTGCTGCTTCCACCCTTTCTGGATTTCAGCTAGTAGCAGCTCAATCAGATACAAGCCTTGAAGCTTTAGGAAAGGGCATCAATAAACTTTCAATCTTTATGGCAGAAAATGGCGAAGAAGCCAAGCGTCTTGGCCTTTCTGCTAAAGAACCTGCTGAAGCATTTATTCAGCTGGCTGGGATTATTAGTAATATTGAAGATCCTCAACAGCGTGCAGCTGTTGCTAATAAGGTTCTTGGTAAAAGTTATCAGGAATTATTACCAGCTCTATTACAAGGCGACGCTGCACTGCGTAAACAAATTGAAACTGGGAAAGAGTTTTCTGGAGTCACTGAAGAAAATGTAAAAAAAGCTCAGCAATTTAATGATCAATTAGATCTTTTCAAAACAAAATTGAGTAATGCCAGTGTAATTGTTGCCAGCGATTTGCTTCCTGCATTAAATGAAATCACAACAAACTTTATTGAGAATAACAAGAGAGCCGGAATTTTTCTGGCAACATTGGCCACTATAGGAAATGCAATAAAAATAGCGGCTGTTGGAACAGATCAAGAAAATTTAGTGCAAAGACAGCTTGAATTAATCGAGCGTATTGGTGTTGCTGAAAAGAGAAATGCAGAAACATCAGATCAAGGGAATAAAAAAGCCCGTGAAAATGCTCGCCGTAAGTTGATTGATATGCGCACGGAGCTTGCAGACGTTACCAAGCAACTCGAAGATACTTACGCTATAGAAAATCCGAAATCATTAAAAACCACAGAAACTGGGACCAATCCTACAGGTAATACCAGTAGTACCGGAACATCAAAACGTGATGCTGATGCTGACGCAGCTAAGCGTTTCGTCGAAAGCCTGAAAAAGGAAGTTGAGACGCTGAATCTCAGTAAAACTGCAATGCTCGAATATGAGGCTTCACACCTGAAGCTTAATGCTACGCAAAAACAAGCTGTTGAAGGTTTGATTGAGAAGCTTGCCGTTCAAGAAAAAATTACCCAGGCTAATAAGGATCAAGTCGAAGCGGATGAAGAGCGCCGCCAGATTATTGCAGAAACCGTCCGCTCTCAAGTTGAGTTTAATGCGGAAGCTGAGCGTGTTAAAGATATAGTTGACCCGACACGTGCATACAGCCGCGAAATAGAGAGGCTGAATGAGTTTTATAAAGCTGGACGCATCAGTGCTGAAGAGTTTGCCAAAGCAAAAGCATTGGCACAAGACGGCATGAGCAGTTTTGTTAAGAACAACAAAACCGAGTTTGAAGAATTAAAAAATGCCATTGACGGATTTAGCCGCGATGCTACTAACTCTCTGGTTGAGTTTGCTTTTGGTGCCAGCGCTTCATTTGAACAAATGGCAAATGACTTTGCAAAGGCTGTTGCCAAAATGATTGTACAGCGTCAATTAATGGAGCCTATCTTTAATTCAATTGGTTTGGGCGTGTCATCAAGTGGATCCGGCAATATATTGGGTGGATTGTTTGGCGGTTTATTTGGCGGTTCTGCCGATGTTGCACCTTCAGCTTCATATGGCGGCATTCTGGGGATGGAAGGCGCTTCAAGCGGCGGCTTTGGCGATTGGCTGAAAAACCTTATTCCGTCATTTGATGTTGGTACCGACTACGTACCGCATGACATGCTGGCGATGATCCACAAAGGTGAAAAGATAGTGCCGGCAGCGCAGAATAATGGCAGTGCCAATGGCTTTGGCAATGTGTCAATTAACTTTGCATTAAATGCTCCGGTTGACAATCGCGCGCAACAGATGATTGCAGCCAATGTGTATGGTGTCATGCGTAGATCTGCCATGAGGAATACATAATGGCATTTCTTGATATACGTTTCCCGGACAATATCAGCTACGGCGGCACTGGCGGCCCTACATTTTCCACTGACGTTGTGGTGATTAACAGCGGATTTGAACAGCGCAACGCTAACTGGGCGGCTGCGCGTCATTCATATGATGTGAGCCATGCGGCACGGACTCAGGCGCAGGTTGAAGAACTGATTGCGTTTTTCAGGGTAGCACAAGGCCGCGCACATAGTTTTCGCTACAAGGATGAGCTGGATTACAGCGCCACAGTTGCTAATGGTTTGTTTGGTACCGGGGTTGGTACCGGCTTGCCAACTTATCAGCTGTATAAGAAATATACCAATGCTGCCGGAACCAGTACCCGTAAAATCACGCGACCAGTCAGCGGCACATTAGGCGCATACCGTGGCGCTAGTCCAATTACTATTGGTGCAGGTGCTGGCAATATTGCGATTGATAATTCAACCGGCATTGCTACTTTTGTGGCTGATGCTTCATCCAGCGCAACATCAATAACGGTAGGCGCGACAACAACCGTAGTGCTGACAACTAACCCAGGTACTTTAGTGGCTGGTAAGAAGCTCTACCTGGCAGGCTTTGCCGGTGCTGATGCTGCTTTGTTAAACGGACTAGCACATACCATCAACAGCGTAAGTGGCACCGGCCCTTATACATTTGTACTGTCCACTAATACTGCTGCCAAAACAATCACACTTGGTTCCGGTGCTGGTTACAAATATCCGCAAGCTTCAGATGTATTGACCGCTGCATTTGAATTTGATGTGCCCGCCAGATTTGATATTGATCAGCTGAAAGGTTTGCATATTGCGCCCGGTATTTATGGCTGGGACAGTATACCTATAGTAGAGGTGCGCGAATGAGCCGGACGATGAGCGCAGGATTGGAAGCCCACTATCAGAGTGAAACCACAACGGTTGCCACATGCTGGAAAGCTACGTTGCGTAACGGCGCAGTTTACGGTTTCACAGATCACACAGAAAACATCACTTTTAACAGCGTTGTTTATCTGGCTGATGCAGGCTATACCCCAACCAGCATTGCGACAACAGAGAACCTGAGTGTAGATAACCTTGAAGTGATTGGCATGCTTGATGATGACAGTATTGCTGACGCAGATATTGAAGCCGGGCTTTGGGATTACGCAGAAATAGAGATATTCCAGGTCAACTATAAAGACCTCACACAAGGCGCATTGCTACAGCGTAAAGGCTGGCTAGGCGAAGTCAAGACAGGGCGCACAGTATTCACGGCTGAGTTGCGCGGCATGATGCAAAAGCTACAGCAGAACGTAGGAGAGCTTTACTCACCATCATGCAGAGCAACATTAGGTGATGCGCGATGCGGTTTAAATTTAGCACCATTCACCTTTACAGGCACAGTTGAAACTGTCACCAGCAACCGACAATTTACAAGTTCAGATTTAGTTTGGGTTGATGCTTATTTTGATTATGGATTAGTTACTTTTACAGGAGGCTTAAATGCTGGCATATCTATGGAAGTTAAAACTTACACTGTGGGTGCGGTACTCCTACAGCTACAAATGCCGTATAGCGTTCAGGTTGGGGATAGTTTCAGCATCGTAGCAGGCTGCGCTAAACGCATCATTGAAGATTGCAAAACCAAGTTTGACAATGTGGTGAACTTTCGCGGTGAACCTTATTTCCCTGGCACAGATGAACTGTACAAGGGGCCTCAATAATGGCAAAGCGTAAAAAAGTAACCAGATCACAGATTGTTGCGGAAGCACGCACCTGGTTAAACACGCCATTTCACCATCAAGGCCGCCGTAAGTCCGTGGGGGTTGATTGTGCCGGTGTTGTCATCGGCGTTGCAAATGCGCTTGGATTATCTGATTTTGATACGACTGATTATGCCAAGTCACCCAGCGGCGACAAGATGCGGCAGATACTCGAAACGCACATGGATAAAATTGCGGTCACTGATTACCAGATTGGCGATGTGTTGCATCTGGTGTTTGACGTTGAGCCGCAACATGTGGCGATTGTGTCTGATATCGGCATTATTCATGCGTACGCACAGGTTCGCAAATGTGTTGAGACTAGCCTGGACATGACCTGGCAAAAACGCATCAGAGGCGCATACCGCTTCAAGGGGGTGGTTTAATGGCTTCCTTGGTGTTAGGTATTGCAGGTGCTGCAGCGTTAGGCCCAGCCGGTTTGGCATGGGGTGGTGCGTTGGGCATGTCAGGTGCACAGATCGGCTTTATGGCTGGCTCAATGTTAGGCAGCAGCCTGACAAAATTGCCAGAGATTCAAGGGCCGCGTTTAGGTGATCTGAAAGTTCAAGCTTCTACTTATGGTGTCAGCATTCCAATTGATTATGGCACAACTCGTCATACCGGTGAAGTGATGTGGTCTAGTGACCTGATTGAAACCGAGCACGAAGAAGAAGCTGGCAAGGGTGGGCCAAGTCAATCAGTAACCTCTTTTACTTATTCAGTGAATTGTGCGGTCGCTGTATGTGCCGCAACTAAGCCAACAGGGATTGCTGGAATAAGGCGCATCTGGGCAAATGGAAACCTAATATATGACCAAAGCGCAGGGAACTTAGGGCCAACAGGACAAAGCGGGAATATTCGCATTTATACAGGCAGCGAAACACAGGTTGCTGACGCATTAGAGGAAGCATATCTAGGTGTTGGAAATGTGCCAGGCTATCGCGGACTTGTTCGCGTTGTCTTTGAGAATCTACAGCTTGAAAAATACGGCAACAGAATCCCGAACTTTTCATTTGAAGTCGTGGCTGATGGTGATTATTCAACGCCAACTTTTATCAATCTAACAGAAACTACATTAGTAGCACAGATGCCGCACCCATTTATTGATGGTGTATTTTTGTCGGTATCCGCTGATAACGGTGGTAGTGAGCCTTATGTTTTACACGTAACAGACGCAATTGCAAAAACTGATCGCAGTATTAATGTTTCTGATATTGCATCAAGCGGCGGCAGTGGTGCTATTTGTTATGTGGACTATGCCAGAGGCGCAGAGTTATTAATCCCGTTAAATGAAATATGGGTAAATGTAAATTCAGGTCTTACGGTAGCAGTGGCATTTGATGCTACTACATTAGCTTTTAAGAGATTAATTACGCCTGTTACATCTATCGGGATTAATTCTGTTGGAAGAATGCTGTTTGATAAAACATCAGGGAACGTTTTATTTGCATCAGCAAGCTTTTCTGGAACATTAGGCTATAACGCCCTAAATCCTATTAGCCTTGTATGGGATGGCGCAAAAGCGACAGATACAAATAATGTTTGGCCAGGACAATGCGCGGCTGGTGATGCATCTATTGCAATGTCAGCATTTGAAAATTATGTGATGTTTTTTGTTGGCTGCCAATACGTTCGTAAACAGCTAGTCACAGATGGAAGCACCTATATAACTTATGATTCATTGCGTAAACGCTATGCTTGGTTTGATAGGAAAGTTTCTACACAATTGATATTCCAAACGGCAGAAGAGGGGGTATGGGATATCACTGAATTTACACCAACGACAACCACATCGCCATTTTTATCGGGAACGCTGCATTACTTCCCTGTTGCTGATAAGTATATTTTCAGTGATTCACAAAATTTATATCTTTTAAACGCCGACACATTTGAAAAAGAGGATAGCTGGGCAATTTTTAGCCCTATAGGAGAGCTAATAAACCCTATGGAAATATCAGGCTTACCAGATTATTTGGTTGCAGACGTAAATATTCCAACGGCAGGTTTGGCTTTAGTTCCACTAAGCGACAGGCTTACTCCTAACACAGTCACTTTATCAAGTATCGTTACAGACATTTGCGAGCGCGTAGGGCTTGCGGCTGGCGATATTGATGTCACAGGATTAACCGACGAAGTTGAAGGCTACACGATAGCGCAGCAAATGACAGCGAGGGCGGCGATTGATGGATTGCAAGCAGCCTTTTACTTTGATGCAGTGGAGAGCGACTAATGCTCGGCAAGATTAAATTTGTTAAGCGCGGTCAGGCATTAGCGGCAACCATTGATAACGATGACTTAGCAGCGCATGAATGGGGTAGTGACGTACCAAATCCACTGGATAAGCTACGCGCACAGGATTTGGAATTACCGCATGAAGTGAATGTGCTTTATATCAACTCTGGGGCAGACTATCAGCAAGGCACACAGAAATCAGAGCGGCAGACAGGTTCAGGTCTTAGTGTAATGACGATACCTTTACCTGTTGTCATGGATGATACCAAGGCCAAACAGGTAGCAGATGTAAACCATTATAACGCTTGGGTAGGGCGTACTACTTATACATTACAACTCTCACGTAAATGGTCGAAGTTAGAGCCTACAGACGTGATTGATGTGGAGTATGGAACGACTACATTCAGAATGCGTATCACCAAAAAAGATGACGCCAAGCCTGGCATTATAAAACTTGAATGTGTGGCAGAAGATAGCGCAATTTATACACAGTCTGGACTTGGAGCGGGGGCATCAAACATACCTACTCAGGTTGTGAAAGTGCCAGTACAGACGCTGGGCATGTTTTTGGATATCCCAATACTACGTGATGCAGATAATGATGCTGGCATTTACTTTGCGGCTTGCGGCTATCGTTCTGGCTGGGCTGGGTGTGCTTTGTTTAAAAGCAACGATGGCGGCGCTACTTATGGACAAGTCACCAGCACTAATGATGAAGCAACTATCGGATACTGTACAACTGCATTAGGTGACTTTTACAGCGGCAATATCTTTGATGAATCAAACACTGTGACTGTGCAAATGATGGCAGGAACTTTATCTAGTGCGAGTGAGCTTGCGGTATTAAATGGTGCAAATTATGCGGTATTAGGTAATGAAATTATACAGTTTAAAAATGCTGAATTAGTGAGTGCAGGCGTTTATAAATTATCAGGATTATTGCGCGGCAGACGTGGTACAGAATGGGCAATGAGTAGCCATGATGTAGGTGATCGCTTTGTATTGGCAAATACAGCTACTTGGCGAAGAATACCATTGCAAACCAGCGATATTGGCTTGTCTCGATTATTCAAAATCCCTTCATTTGGCACTACATTACAGCAGGTGGCGGCTATGCCATTCACTGCTGCTGGCATAAGCTTGGAGTGTTATTCACCTGTTGAAGTTGGTGCAGGGCGAAATGCAGATGGCGATATTATCATCACATGGAAACGCAGGGGTCGTGTTAATGCTGAATGGCGTGATTATTCTGATATTCCGCTTGGTGAATCTGCTGAGAGCTACGAAATCGACATCATGGATTCAACTTTTACAAGTGTATTAGGAACATTAAACTCAGCAACAAATACTGTTACTTATACGGTAGCCCAGCAGATAGCGGACTTAGGTGTACTTTTACCAACCATGTATATGAATGTATATCAATTAAGTCCTGTTGTAGGTCGCGGTTATCCAGCGCAAGCGACTGTTGAAGTTAAAACAGAATTTTATTCAACTCAATGGCGTATTTATATTACAAATCAACTATCTACGCTTTGCCAGATTGCAGAAGTTGAAATGATGGCAACTATTGGCGGCGTAGATCAATGTAATGGTGGCTCTGCAAGTGCTGATTCTGTATTTACTGCTGGATGGGAAGCAGATAAGGCATTTGATGACAATATTGCAACTGCATGGCGCACGACAAATACGCCCCCGCCTCACTGGATTCAATACACATTTCCTTTGCCAGTAAACGTGGCGGAATTAGCTATTACTGCATATAACGATAATGCACACGCAGAACCAGCCGCCTTTAATCTTGAATATTACAACGGCGCGATATGGGTCGCCGTTTATAGTGCATCGGGACAATATTTTGCAATTAGTGAACGTAAAACTTACACCATTTAAAGGGGCTTACAATTGGCTAATTCAACAACAAACTTAGATTTAATAAGCGCAAGCCAGTCCGCAAAAGAAGCTACTGCAAATGCCATGATGGATGCGGCAAGCCCTGCAATGATATTCGGGCGCAGGGCATCATCTTGTAGTGCGCTCACCTGGGGATACTATGGGGGGCGCATGTTGGTTGATGGCGTAATGACTGCTATTGCAAATGGCACGCTCTTGCTCACAGCATCAACTACCAACTATGTAGAGGCAACCAGGGCAGGTGTAGTGTCTAAAAACACTACTGGCTTCACGGCTGGACAGATTCCGCTTTATACCATCGACACCGGCACAGCAACCGTTACCAGCTACACAGACGAGCGTGATTGGGTAATGCCTTATTACATTACGCATGAGGTAGCAATCAGCGTTACCACAGCAAACGTGACACTTACAGCAGCACAGGCTAGGTCTGAATATATCACTGCAAGCGGCACATTGACAGGAAATAGAAATGTGATTGTGCCTGATCGTGGCGAATGGGAAATATACAACGGCTGTGCTGGTGCGTTTACTTTAACCGTTAAAACATCAGCGGGGACTGGTGTTGTAATTGCGGCAGGTGATCGTGCTTTGGTTAGGGCTGATGGCACAAATGTGGTCACGATTGCAACAGCATCAGGCGCTTATACATTGCCGATAGCGTCAGCAGGAACATTGGGCGGCATAAAAGTAGGCTCAGGACTTTCTATTGATGGCGCAGGTGTATTAAGTGCATCAGGTAGTTCACCAGATACACAAAGCATTACAGACTTTGATAATGATGCCGGAACAACCACCGGCTTAACATATGGCTATCAGGCTGGTGTTATCCGTAGTGGCGTAACGGTAACTTCTGTAAACGCTGGCACAATAGCACTCACAGCATCAGTCACCAATTACATCGAGGTGGATGGTTCAGGCACAGTCAGCAAAAACAGCACGGCATTCACAGCAGGGCGCTTCCCGATGGCAACGGCTGTCACTGATGGGTCAGGCATCACTGCATTAACCGATAAGCGCGGTTTAATTTCTGTAAGTTCTGGCAGTTCAGGCACAGCGGGTAAACAGGCTATATATGTTGGCGCTGGTTCAATCAGTCCATCAGTAACAGGCGGTTGTGCGGCATTAGCTAAAATAGCATCAGCAGCAAACCAGCCAGATATTGTGACGCTTGACTTTGATGCGACTACGCAGGAATACGCACAGTTTTCAGTGGTGATGCCTAAGAAATGGAACGAGGGCACAGTAACGTTTGCACCCCATTGGTCACACGATGCGACAACTACAAACTTCGGTGTGGTGTGGGATTTGCAAGCGGTAGCAGTCAGCAATGATGACGCGATTGCCGTGGCTTTCGGTACAGCACAAACCAGCGCCGATACAGGCGGCACGACCAATGATTTTTACACAGGGCCAGAATCCAGCGCGATTACTGTATCAGGCACACCAGCCGCAGAGGATTGTGTATTTTTCAGGCTATCGCGCGTAACTGGTAATGGTTCTGACACGATGGCGATTGATGCAAGGCTGCATGGTATCACGCTATACATTACAACTGATGCAGAAACGGATGCTTAAATGATACCGTTTCCTTTTCAGTTTGGCGGTTTTGGTAGTTCGCTTCCAGTTGAGGCTGGCGGTGGTGACACTGATCCTGATTTTAGCAATGTAAGTCTTTTATTGCATATGGATGGCACAAATGACAGTACCACATTTACAGATAATAGCCCATCACCAAAAACTGTTACAGTTTATGCAGACGCAAAAATAAGCACAACACAGAGTAAGTTTGGCGGGGCATCGTGTTCATTGGATGGCACAGGTGATTTTATAAGTGTACCAGCATCATCTGATTTTGATTTTGGAGCTAGTGATTTTACCCTTGAATGTTTTATATATTTAAATGCTGCTCCAAGCGGTCATGGAATTATTACTGAAGAATATGTAGGTAATGAGGTTTACTTCGCTTTAGCTTTTTGCAACGGTTCGCCTGGTTCCCCTGATGGTAATAAACTGTTTTTTGGTAACTACCAATCTGGAGCTTGGTTGGGGGCAGTAGACTCCAGCGGCATTTCAATATCTACATGGCATCATGTAGCTGGTGTGAGATACGAAAATTTGTGGACACTATACTTAAATGGCACATCAGTTGGGTCACAGACAATTGCAAAAACTCTGGCTCAACAAAATAAAATTCAAATTGGTAGGCGCTGGGATAATGGCGGTGGTGAATGCTTAAATGGCTATATTGACGAACTTCGTATCACCAAAGGCGTTGCCAGATATACCGCTAACTTTACACCACCAGCAGCACCGTTTCCAAATAGTTAACCGCTCTTAAACGAGCATAAAAAAATAACAATAAATCAACCAAGGAAGATCACAAATGCAAAGGAGAACAACATAAACAAGTAGACCCATGAAAGGGGTTTGTCGTGGATGAACACGCAAAACAGGTTGTCGATGCCATATCTATCGGCGGAGTAATTGCAACGATAGCAGGATGGCTACCAGCACTGGCCGCATTGTTTTCTATCATTTGGACACTGATCCGGATATATGAAACCAAGACCGTGCAGAAATGGCTTGGCAAATGAAAAAATGGTATCGCAGCAAAACGCTCTGGTTCAATATTTTCATGACTTCACTAATCGCACTTGAATCAAGCCTTGGTCAGCTAAGTGCAATTATTCCTGCGCCCTGGTATGGAATTTTAGCCACAAGTTTAGCAATTGGTAATGCGGTGTTGCGTGTTATTTCTACGACTGCGATTACCAAATGAAGCGCACACTAAATTCAATCGTCATTCACTGTTCCGCTACGCCAAATGGTAAGCCATTTACCATCGCCGATATCGATGCCATGCATAAAGCTCGTAGATTTAAACGAGATAGTCAGGCCGCACGTAATTTAAACCCGGAACTTAAACACGTTGGTTACCACTTTGTCATTGAGGTTGATGGCACAGTTAAATCTGGCCGCGGCCTTGAAGAAGTCGGTGCGCACGTACAGGGCAGCAATTCAAAATCAATCGGCATTTGCATGATAGGCACCGACAAATATAGTCATGCGCAATGGATGTCGCTGCGCGAATGCTTGATCAACCTTGCCAGCAAGATTCTAGGCCGTACCATCATGACAGCTGATTCAATGCTGCAGTCATTTAGCGACGTTGGTATCAGCATCAAAGGCCATCGTGACTACTCTCCTGATATGAACGGCAACGGCATCATCGAGCGTAACGAATGGATTAAGACTTGCCCCGGATTTGACGTTTCAATCTGGATTCGTGCTGGATTGATGCCAATGGAGAATCAAATTGTCTAATGCTTCCAACAAGATCGATGTAAGACTTAAAGAATGGGCGACATCAAGACAGTTGGAATACATTGATGCAGTTAATAAACATAAAGGTAATCTGCATCATGCCGCAAAAGCCCTGAATATCACCAGGCAATCAATACAAAATTCATTCAGGTCATTAAAGAAAAAAGCGGCATTACAAGGCTATTCTCCGGCGCATGATATGACGCGCGTTGTCCCTTCTCCTTTTGTAGTGAAAGGGGTATCTACCTACTACAACAAAGACGGACAACCTGCAGGGCAGTGGTTAAATCTCAGGTTGATGCTGAGCTACGTGAGCAGGCGATTCGTGAGGCCATCGAATCCATGGTTGAAACATTGCCACGGCTTCAGCCATTAGCTCAGCCAGATCATGCCAATGAAAAATTATGCAACCTCTTTACGTTGATGGATTGCCATGTTGGCATGCTGAGCTGGAAGAAGAAACCGGTGATGACTGGGATCTTAAAATAGCTGAAAACACATTGGTTGGCGTATTTGAGCAAATGATACTGTCAACGCCGCATGCGAAAGTAGGCTTTGTTAATCAGCTGGGTGACTTCCTGCACTCAGACGGCATGATGCCGGTTACCCCAACCAG